TAAGTTTGCACTCTCTTAGTGCTTCCATGTATAACTCTTGTGATAGAGTTCTCGGTTGCGGCATTCCGCGAATTTTAATTACTTTTGAACTTTCTTGGTTAATTGGTTGGGGATATTTCTGTTGTGTGTTAGCGGCTTTTCTACCCATTGAATCCTCCTACAGGACTGGGAGATTGAGAAAACGGTGGCTGAACCACCACGGAAAAGCATCAGAGTTTGATTTAGATAAGTGCCGCAATATCAGCGAGCCATGAAGTAGGTTATCAAAATGATGCCGTTAAGATAATAATACAACAAAAATTACCTTAACAAAAATTTATTTTTAACGTTGTTTCATTAGAACAAAATTCATCCAAGAAACAATATCTTCAGATGAATTATGTAACATACATTCACCGGCTTTAATACAATCCAGCAAGTACGTGGCTAATTGAACAGTTTCTTCATTAGTTAAACTTTGCATTGCCTGTTTAACTTCAACAGACGTTGCATCTGTATTAAATGAAATTGGATTCTCTAAATGTAGATCAACAGATCTTAGACCATTTTTAAAGAATTGTGTAATATGCCCAAGCACAAAAAGTTGATACGGATTTTGAATACCACCAGCATCAACAATTTGTTGCAATGTTAAATCAACAAGTTGCGGTGAATGCACTACATGGCAAGGTTCTACATTTTCTAAAATATCTTTATGAAGTTTCATGAATGAACTCGTTCTTTATATTATTTAGTGCAAATTTCAAATACCTATTTCAGAACATGCTACTTTTAATTCTTGTACTAATGCTTGTGATTTATTTAATTTGGAAACCCATGCTGGTACATTGAGCACTTCAGTGATAATGATTTTTTCATTATCTGGTAAAGTACCAAGATAAGAAAGGAATGATTTAGAGAGTACTAATAACCAAGGTGATATTTTGCGTTTCTTAATAAGACTTGATATTGTGTTCACCCCAAGTTCTTGGAATACATCTTTTAATTGCACATTCATATCTAATGCAAGTTCATTCAATTTGTCGTATGTACTAATGAATTGTTCAATGGGTGAACATGCTGAATCGTACCAATCCAGGTACAACATATAAGTATTAGAACGACACCACATCACAGGTTGAATATCTGAGTCAATCATTAATTTAATGAATTGCTCGGGTGATGGAATACATGTTTTTTTAGCCCATTCTGCAAAATTTATGAAATTATTGTATTGCCTAGATGAACAAAATGTTTGAATCTGTGGGACAGATCTTTTTTGTGCTTTTAGCCACTCAGAATAATGCTGGTACGCTGCTTGGCCAATCGGGGTTTGAATTTGTTGTGCTTTTGCGTTTTCTTTACAGTAATGCTTCATGAAACCATTTTCGGTTTGGAAGATTTTTGTGCAGTACATGCACTTCCACACAGCCCTCGGTTTAACATTGTGTATTGATGTATTTTCTGAATCATCTCTTCTATGAGATGCAGCTTTTTTAAGATTTTCGCGTTCCAATGTTATCACCGAATTCCTTCTTTAGCTTTTGGAGAACTGATTTATCAACACCTAGATTTTCGGCAAGTTCTATTATATCATCTTCGTTTAGAACTTGAATGTACTGTTCAGCTTCTCTTGTACTGCAATTATAAGTGCTTTTTATAACATCAAGAATATTTTTTATATTTTTATTTTTTGTGAAAGGAATCCATTTATTTTTTCTTGGTGAACCGGATCCACATATACTAAGTAATTCGCACAGAAGTGCTTTTTCATTTTGCAGTGAAAATACGTACTTATTTGAAAATTCGTTTAATTTAATTATCTGTAGATCGGACGCATTTCCATAAAGCCACCTCTGTAAAATAAATGGTTGCGCATCCTTTTTTGTATGTTCAGATAATTCATTGAAGGCACCTCGTTTATGGGAATCTAGTGCATTCAAGAATTCAAATAAATTAAAATCTTTCATTTTTTAAATTTCAAACCGTTGAAATATCTTCTGAGAATATACGAACGCATCATAGAAATTACTGTAAAATACAAACCTATCAAAAGATTTTGGTGTAATTCAAGATGTATATTAAAAAGTGGAAAAATAATCAATTGCGATAGAATTGCAATTATATAACCAACGACGGTATTAGCTGATGCTTCAACAAATGATAGGAATTTAGATTGCATTTTATTTTACCAATAATGAAAGTTCTATGCACATAGCAGCAATATTAATTTCTGGATCGGATGCAAAAGCATGCTTGTACATGTACTCAGCAATTAATATAATCCCTTGATCTTGGTCTATTTTTGCTTTGTGTATATTACTATAAAGAAATGTGAAAATATCAGACGCATTTTCTGGTTGTACATTCGAACATAGAATAGTCCTGACAGCACAAAAATTATTTTGTTCTAGCGCAGATAATACTTCGAACTTCCAATCATTTGAGGTTTCGGATGAAACCAAATTCAATACACCATTCTTTGAAGAAGTTTCAGCAAGATGGATCATTTTTCTTAGACTTGGATAAGACACAGAAAGTAATTTTTCTAAATCTTCGATACTGAATTCAATTTTTTCCTGTTCTAGTATTTCAGCAACCTTCAATAACATGGCATCTTTATTAGGTGCCTGAAATACAAAAGTGCTAAATCTATCTTTGATAGCCGGTATTATTTTATTTTGGTAATTCGCAGTGCCAATGAATCTACAAGTACTTGATACCTCTTCTATTAAAGAGCGTAATAAAGCCTGCCCTTCTAAAGACAAATAATCAAGTTCTTCTAATTGAACAACTTTAGTACTACCAATTGGCATAGTGTACGCAAAGTTTTTTACATCTTTTCGGATTTTATCAATTTTATCATCTGAGCAATTCACGCGGAGAATATCTTCGGGATGAAAGTTCAAATCATTCAGAAGCGCCCCAGATAATGAAGTTTTACCAGTACCTTGGTGCCCAACAAATAGTAAATTCGGTAATTTTTTTTCAGAAATAATACTTTTAAAAAAGTTATATTGCTGTGTATTACCAAAGACAACATCATCAAGTGTCTTTGGTCTGTATTTTTCAACCCATAGTTTGTTCATTTAATTCAATCCTGAATCAAAGGTAGTAATTCTTTAGCGTATGAATAAGCAGAGACATACGGGTTGAACCGTTTTTGCGCTCTATTATATTTCCAAGCTAGATCAATTAAAAGGAATTGTTTTGGATTCCCTCGTATTTTTAACTCGTTGGATAAATCTTGGCAAAAGTCATAGTGTTTACCAGGCTGCATATAATAATCAAAAGTGTGCATTGTTTTTGTTTCTATGATAATACCATCATGATCGTAGTAGTAGTCTCTTTTGAATTCCGCAATGAACTCCATGAAATAATATGAATCTATTTTAACATAGAAATTTCTACTTGTAAACTCTTTTTAGCGTGGGGCTTATTGTATCATTAAAAATAACTGTTGCGTTATCACTTGCATCATTAAGCACAGAGCGGTGTTGCGAGCTACATTCTTGCGGAACTTCAGATTCTGGTTCTGGTGAACTTTCTGGTGAACTTTCTGGTGAACTTTCTGGTTCTGGTGAACTTTCTGGTTCTGGTTCTGGTGAACTTTCTGGTTCTTGTTGTATGTATTCTTGTTTGGGATACTCTTGCTCTATGCGTTCTAGCACTTCCAGAGTCGGGACCGCTTCATCCTTATTTTCCTGCGCGGTTTCAGCATATTCATTTTGATGCCCTGGTTCTTGCTTTGACACTTCATTTTGCTCGGTATGTTTTATGTGCCGCGTTTTATTTCTAATGCTTAATAAAAAATTCCCAGATAATATCAAAAACACTGCCAACGGATCAAACACAAAAACAATTAATGCAACAACATATTTCACAGCAACTTCGACGGGCACATTAAATGCTTTTGAAATATATAGAATAGGTCCAGCTTTAGCCTCAACTCCAATTTGATTTATCTGTAGTTCTGGTAATTTCTTATCTATGTCATTGATTTTATTAATTAAATCCCTTTGCTCATCGCTGAACTGCTTCATCAATTTAATGCGTTGATTCACAGTTGTCTTTTCTGGTAAAGATGCAATTTGCTTATCTATTTGTTCTTTTCTTAATTGAAATTTTTGTTGTTGATCTTTTAGAACCTGGATTTTTACTGTGCTTTCTTGTGTGCCAACTATAGCTTTTTGGAATTCGCCAGATAAGTACCCAGCTGTACCAGCTGATGTTATTATCATTGTGATTATTGCAGCAGTGCAAGCATAAGTCTTCATTGAAAAATTCAATTCGTGCCAGTACTTGTACAATAACGATACAACTATTAACTTCCCGCAATCTAATGAAACTGCAAGAGCAACGATGATCGGATTCATTCCAAATAATGTCGTGAGCCCAATTATAGACACAGCACTGCCCAGAATTTCAATAAAAAAAGCTGTGATAAATGTGAGAATAATAAAAATCATTTTAAAAAAAGTAAAAAGCCGTACTAAGACGGCTTGTTTGTTTATGAATTACATTATTTTATTTATCTAGAACTGCGATAACATCGGTATCTGGTAAAATCAGAACCTTCTCGCTGCGAATCATTGATTGCCTACCAGAATTTGTGTCAAAAACTACAACATCTCCAACATTAATATCAAGTACATCAGGGCCAATACAAATAACTGTACCTTCATTTTTCATTTCTCCTTCACCGATAAAAATACCAGAATCTGATACTGAAGAAACAAACTTAGGTGAAATAATAACTTTGTTTTTTGTTGTGCGAATCATTTAAGTTCCTCGGTAATTCACAGGTTGATAGTATCCTGAATGTCATTTGAAATTGCCATTATAACATCTGTATTTGTTTTCCAGATTTTAATGTCTTCAAATTTTTCACCCATTGTCCACATTAGCGGCTCGATTAAAATATAATCGCCAACAGCAACACCATCTGCAGTAGGCCCAACTGCTAGGACTTCACCCCAACGTTCACCCTTTTGTGTGTTTTTCAATTTCGGAACGTACAATCCCGATCTAGTTCTTTCACTAAAAGAACCTTGCGCTCCGGATGTTTCATCTAGAAATTTAAAAAGAACGGAATTGTTCAAAGGTCGCAAATTCTGCATTGTTATTTCCTTTTAGGTGCGGCTTTTATTTGAGGTACTTCTTCAACATTTTCTTCTTGCGTAGTACTCTGAATTAAAGGTTCTTGCACTTCTTGAGTAATACCATTCATGATTGCTTGTCTGTTTTGTACTTGCCGTGGAACGGGAATCGATGCAAGTTCTGCTTTTATTGTAAGCAAATCAAAATCGACCAATGATCCTCTTGCGCTTCTAGTTGCCATGATTTTCCTTTATAATCAATACTATTTAGTTCTAAAAAGTGCCTAGTGCATGAATTCTTCGAATGGTACATTATAACGTATTACATCAACTACATGTAACCCAATTATAAAAAGAATGTACGATGCGCATGATGAGCCTCTGCCAACCCCATGAATTTCATTATTTTCTTTAAATTTATCGAGAACGTAGATTATGCATCTCAATAAATTTATAAATTTCCTAGATTGAAATTCTTTTAATTCAAGATCTATTCTCGCAATAGCAAGTTCCAACTCAGCATCTGAATAATTTAAAGAAAGAACTTTTTCCCCGAACGCACTCAGAATGTATTCAGTCATATCTATATCAAGATATTTTTTTGGTATGTTAAATGAAAAATCTAATGCTGTATTTTCAGAAGTATCCAAAAGAATTTTTGAATCATCTTGGACTAGTGCGTTAAATTCTTGAATCTC